ACAGCAAATGAGCTGAGAAGAATGATAAGAAAAACAAAAAGTCTCACTTCACAGCCTTTTGGTGTTAATTTAATGTTACTCGATAAAAATATCAAGCAACTTTTAGAAGTGATTTGTGAAGAAAAAATATCAGTAGTGACAACTGGTGCAGGGAGTCCTAAAGAAATTATTGATACTATAATTGCTAATAATATCAAACTTTTCCCTGTGGTTCCCAATAAAGAAATTGCTCTAAAAATGTTAAATCTTCCTATCTCCGGAATCATCGTAGAAGGAAATGAAGCAGGAGGTCACGTGGGTAGCCAAAACTTGGCCTCACTTCTCAAAGAAATTGCTCCAATCTGTCCCTTACCGCTCATCGCTGCTGGTGGAATTTATGATCACCATACTGCTTCTTTGGCTAATATTTTAGGTGCAAATGGAGTACAAGTTGGCACCGCCTTTTTATTGGCAAAAGAATGTCAAATTTCACCAATTTACCAAGAATTAATCTGCAAAAGTGAAGAAAATGGAACAAGTTTAATCTCAGATAAGAATGGCCATCTGACCAGACTATTAAATATCTCATCAGAATATCCTTTAAATAAATCATTGAAAGCCGCAGTAGAAAAAGGTGATTTAATCAATGGTGCATTTATGGCTGGTAGCTCTTCTGCTTATCTTGAAAAAATTGAGCCTGTTGAAACTATTATTCAACGAATTATGAAAAAATAAAATTTAGATTAATCCTCTTTATTATTTAAAGTGATTCTATCAGAGTTTTCATTGTACCTATTTTCTCTAATATCACAAACTAAGTAAGATATAAATCATAAAAAAATACTCCCCAAAATCAAGGGAGCAGATTTTTTATTTTACCCAATAGAACCCTCCATTTAAAAATGGAATTTCTTAATCTCATGATATGACCCGAAATGTTGATACATAAGCATAAATAAGTTTAGAACATTTTCAAAAAAATGTCATATTCACATAGAAGTTTAAGACTTATGCCCCTTTTTTGCCCCTATTTTTATGGTTCTTGCTGGACTCGAACCAGCGACCGAACGGTTATGAATTGAGGAAGGAGTTTAGTTCTGGGTATTTGCTTAGTAAATTACTTATCTCTTTAGACAAATCGCTTTTCTTACCAATTTCTCTTAACTCATCATCATCTTTATATTTAAAATGCTCCGTACTAAATTTCACTAAGTTTGATAATCCCGCCAAATTTTCATGATATTCTTTGCTGATTTCTAAACATTTTTCTAAATCAACATTTGATAATTCATCTACAAATTTTCCTATAAATAAGTACTTTTCTTCTTCGTTAAGACCATTTATTTTATCCATAAGTGATGCTATTATCAAACTCATAGTTTTTTCCAGACTTCGTTCATCGCCTAACATTTGAATTTCTATCATTCGCTCCAAACACTTTTTTAATATAAAAAAATATGATTCTTTATCAATTTTAAGTGAACCATCAATCATAATTTTAGACATTGCTTTGTCGAAAGTATATTTAAAAGAATAAGGGGACTTTATCATTTCTGATAGTACTTCATCCATTCTCTCCTTTTCTTGAATTTGATGAATACCATAATCTATTTTCGGATTACCGCTTACTTTCTCACTTTCGACATAATATCTGGTATAAAATGCTATGAAATTTTCAACAAGCATCCTTTCATTAAAATCTTTCCTATTTTCTCGTTTTTTCCACAAATACTCCCATATGACTATAGCTTCATCAAAAGAATCAGTATCATTAAGATAATCTATTCTCTCATTATTTCTATAACTGTCTTGAGAATCTATCTCCGCTTTTGCACTCCCCTTTAGGTTCATCCATTTCAGAATGCGTGCGATAACTTTCCAATATAAAATTAATCCAAGTATATAAAATGGGAGAGCAAAATTATTAGGGAATAGTAACGGAAAAGTTAAACAAGCTATGGAAGCGCCAAGTTTCTTAGGTTTAATAACTCTATTAAAGATTACTGCACGTTCAAAAACAAAATTTGCACTTCTTGCATCCTCAACTAAAAAAATTGCAAGTGGCAATAAAAGACTGACCAATATAGCAGAAATTCCCATTAAAATATCTTTGTTGAGATTATTTATAACGAAGCTGTTAAAATGATTAAAAAAATTAATTACATACAATGGTTCTTTTATTTGTATATATAACATAACCTTTCTCCTTTTAGTTGTATTTATTACATTATACCCTAACTAAAACAAAAAACCCTGACCGAAGTCAGGGTTGATTTTATAGTTCATTCGCATTCAATCTTCTTTGTAATTCTCTCACAGAATCAGAAACTGGGCTGATAGTTCCATCTCGCGTTGTTCCAAGATGTTTCTGTAGTGCTTTAATTGTAGCTTGACCAAACAGTCCGTCTTGTCGAATTCCTAAGAATCTTTGTAATGCTTTTACCACGTTTGAACCTGTCAGCGATGAATCGAACTGAGCAGCATAAATATTTTGGTTAAAGGATTGTTTGTACTGGTGACTGATTACTCCGTCTTTCCCAGCTGTATCAAAGTATTCTTGCAATCTTTTGGCTGTCGCATTTCCAAACTGACCATCAGGGTTTAATGTAACCATTTGTGGCTTGTTGTCAGTATTTGCTGAACCTGAACTAACAATTCGATAAAAGTGATGTGGCAAGCGAGTACTCATATAAGCATCATTCGTATCAACCGCAATTCCGTTGTGAGTGTAAGAACAGTGAATGAATGAGCCATTACTTAAGAAGATACCTGTGTGTCCGTCAGAGCCAGCTGAACCGCCTGGAGTACCCGAGATGAAAATATCGCCACGTTGTACTTCTCCACGACTGATTTCTTTCAGCCTTGCTCCTGACATTCCAAATAAGGTTTCAGTATTTCCCATTGAGCCTGCTGACAGAAAACCACCAGCAATCATTGAAAAAAATACTGACGAGCTGCAGTCATAAGAGTTCGGGCCCATTCGTGAAGTCATCGAGTAAGTTACTGCTCCTTTTCGAGCTTGCATCCAAGCAATCATATTTTCAATACTTGACATTATTCGCCTCCTTTAACATTCCTGGCAACTCCAGCATTAGCCCACATTACCGCTTCTTCAATCTTTGTTTTGGCCAATGATTGTTCACGACTAGCAGGAACAAGTCCATCCACTAGCTCTGAAAACTCTCGTGCTTTTGCCCGAAGTTGGGTATATCTATCTTCTGTGTTTTCATTTGGCTTATGATAAGTAAAAATATTATCGTTGTTATTTCCCATATTATTCGCCCCCTTCTGTAAATTCATGGTCAGCGTCAGAAGCTTTAACCACTTGGACACTATCGCCATTTTTCAAACTTTTAGTAAGTTCGGTTCCTTTTTTTGCTGCATGAGTAAAGTCATTGTTCTTCCACCAAGCCAAAAGTGCAAAAACTGTTGTAATTACAGTGCTAACAGTATTATCGTCAAGTGGCAATGGATTAATACCCAATGCTGTTAGAATTTGGTTAATGATAGCTAACCAAAGCAAAACTGTACGTGTGAGTGTTCCTTTGTCGATTGTTTTCATGTTCTTTCTCCTTTATTTAAAAAATACTTTGATTATTTCAGTTAATGCTGCAAAAATTGCTGCTGCAGAACCGCCGATTCCAATCGTCAACTTCCAAAAGTTTGTTTTATCAAGTAATTTCAACTGAAACTGACGTTCATCTGAGCTTTCATTACCTTTGATAACTGCTTGCAAAATTTGAGCATTCTGTTCGGATTGTCGAGTATTCTGTTCTCTTAAAAAGCGATTTGATTCATCCACACGAGTCAGACCGTCATTCATTTGCTTTTGCATTTCAACCGACATATCATTAAGTCGAGATAATTCTTTATCGTGCTGCTTGAGTTTGTCCTCATGCTGCTCCACAAGTTGTTCTAATTCCATAACCCCTGCTTTCTATTTTTCTGGCACTTCATAAGTGGCCAGTTTATTTTTCGAAGCCTCAAAAGCTTCTGATATTAATTCGTTTAGCTCATTTTTAGCTTCTTCTGAATTATGAAAATCTTGAGGGGCATTAATTGTTAACCGGACTTCTAAAGCCCCCGTCTCATAAGCGGTAAAGCTAAGGTTAGCAACGATATTATCGCCGATAATAATGTCGGTAGTTTCTTGAGTCTGTTTGTTCTTTTTCATTTTTTCTCCTTGTTTCTAGTTTGGTAACGAATCATTAGTAAACCACATTTGTGAACCTCGTGGGTACCCGGTATTAGTCGAAGGCCCCCACCAAGTACAGACTCCGTCAATCCCCGCATCAATATGTGCACCATTATAACTTGAGGTCATATGCGCTGGTATGTTGGCTGTTGTATTAGGTCGATAGCCTAATGGAATTTTACCCACACCGAATTGTTGACCAGAAGTAAGCGATGAATTAATTGTCCCTATCAAAATTGCAATCACAGTTTCACCACGTCGTTCTAAACTCAAGGTTAAACCAGCTCCAATAGTTACAGAGGTAGTCTTAGAAGTTTGTCTAATTCCACCAATCACATCAATATTCCCATTAATTGTAAATGGGAAATTGGAATTAGTCGCATTTAAAACAAGCCCTGTACCAATACTATTTCTCCCATTACTGGCAATCGCTTGTAATGAAGCGACTTTGTATTTTGGATCAATGACTCCACCTTTATCAAGAGTATGCCCATAACCTGCACTGTAAATGGTTAACCCGCCCGAATCTAAAGCCACCCCCATGCTTGTATATGAGTAACCATCTGGATAATTGGGATCTGTCATTTTTGAAACATCCCAAGACTTAACCAATCCATCTTTTACTGCAATTCCTCCAGTAGCTCCTTTTTCAACAGTTAATGAACCAGCAGTTGCATCCCCCAAGTTCGCAGTAAATGCGGTTAGTTTTTCCACATCAATATTTTGAGCCTTAATAAGATTAATAACCCAATTTTTGCCATTCCAATAATACTCAGTATTTGGTTGGATGTTAGTTCCGTCAGAAGCATCAACTGCTGTAATTCCTATATATTTCCAAGTTAAACCTTTAAATTTTGTGGTAGGTTCTTCATCAGAAACAATTTTACCTGGATCACCATCCGAACCATCTTCCCCTGAATCGCCATAAACTGCTTTTTGTTCCACAATATCTTGTGTTAAAGGAGCTTGGTTGAAAGTTGTTCGAGTGATGGACCAAAGGTATTTATTAGTAGCAGTCATTTTTGGCTGACTCGTTTGCCAAACTTCATCTTCCCAAGGATTGGCAGGAGTTGCATCGGTTTGTGTGAGTTGATATTTCTGTTCGATACCAGTCACTGAGCGTCCATCTGTCCCGTCTGTGCCATCTTCTCCATCATTTACGTTGGTTATCGTAACCGAAGCAGTGCCGACTACTTTTTCATTAAAAGTAGCTTTATAAGCATAGACCGCTTTTCCATCAATTCCGCTGGCATCCACGGTTATTTCTTGAACGTTTGCTACAAGAGTTCCATCCTTTCTCCACTCATAACTATTGGCTTTAGTTTCTGAAGAATCTGACCCGAAATAAATTCGAGCAGTTAAGGTCGTTGAACCCTTACCGTTCTTAAATTGTAATCCGTTAGTAGTTTCTACTTCCGCCTTATAGGGTGTGTTTTGGTCAACTAAATCTTTCATTCTGCCATATAAATCGGCAGAAATTTCACTTTTTAATTTAACAAAATTAGTAAAGGTTATTTTATTATCATGGGGATTAGTGAAACTTATTTCTTGCTCAGATACCCTTGCTGACAGAATTAAACCACCTTCTGACTTATCGAAAGTCTTGTCTTGAACAATAATCGTATCACCAATATCAAGTCTGCGATCATTACCTAAAGCACTTGTCACGGCGTTAACCGCAACTGATACTTCATAAGTCATTTGAGGATAGGCATAGAGTTTGAATTGGCTCACAGCATAATCCCACAAACTATTTGCAGATGTAGCTTCTATACTTAAATTTTTGCGAGTATATCTGTCTGAACTTGAGGATTTAAGTTGAGAAGGGAACATATCTCTTGATAGTGGGGCATAAGCTGTGTTATCTCCAGCATTCTTATAGAATTCCAATTGACCGTCAGAATTATAATTCTTACCCTCCACTGAAAGCCAGTTAAATTTATTTTTTGAATCCGTCACTGTTGTAGCGTTGAAAAAAGTGGAAGTACGATCTGCTTTTGAAGTAATTCCCGCAATATTTTTCCCATAATATAAAGTGACATCTTTTCTCTTTTGTCCAACACCTTCTTCTTTATAAAGATCAATAGTGATATTTTGAAGAGTCCCGTCATTTTTTAGTTGGGTTCTAAACTGAAATTCTGCATTAAAGCTATTGCAAATTGAAATAATTCGAGCAAGTTTAGTATCTGTGCTATCGAAAGAAAGAATTGGATTTGAAGAATCTTCATCATTAAGCGGAAAAGGATTGTTTCCAATCTCTACAAAATCATCAGTGATTTTAGCTACATTTTTTAAATACCAGACAATACTGTGTCTTTTAGTATTTCCGTATGCCCCTACTTCTTCACTTATTAATTCAAGATTTAAATTCTCACATTGTAAATGCATAGAATAATGATCTTGCTCAATATTTATAATATTAAACAAATAATCTTCCCCATCATAAGTGAAGCTAATATAGCTTTGCAGTGTTAATAAAGCATAAGAACTATTTATTTTATTCACGGAGAAATCAAAAGTTGAAGTTCCTTCTGCCAGATAACGGTGCCAGTTATCATCAAAATAATGAAGAGCATCCGGTAAATTATTATTAATAAAACCAACCCTTTTTAACGTTGAATCATGTATATTTAGTTGCATTTATAAGTATCTCTCCTTAAAAGTGACTTCAATATCTGGCGGTGTCGCTCCGTCTCCAAAGGTGCAATTAACAATTGACTTTCCAACTGGAACAGAAAATGGCTCTGAACCAGTTATCATCTCATCATTTGCAATAGTTGCGCCCTCTTTGCGGTAAACATTCCCACTTGCCATATCTGAAACAACAACCTCATATTTCCCAAAGTGATGATTATCAGCTGGAATATATTTTGTAGCATCAGTTGTACTATCTATTGTCTTTGTGACATCATTTTTCTGGAAGTTGAAGCTACGCAAGGATAAATTGGTAATAAATTGACCGCCTGCATCTCTTCCTTTAAGCTGGCCTTCATAGATATATACCCTCATGCACTTTGTTTCAGACAGCTCTGGGATAGTAATCGGATAATTTCCGCCCTTGTTCCCAAAAGTGAAGTTAAAGACTGGTCCTTTCTTTTGGATTGTAAAGTATCCCGTTGTTGAATTGAAATAAAGGTTTGGATTTGGTACTTTCCCGTCTCCGTGCCCTCCGTTATTTAATTCTTGCCCTTTTGGACCAAATACTTTCCAAGTCCGGTTGTGATTTCCACCGATATAAAGTTGAGTTTGGAAAGTATTCCCTTTCGTATCATCTTTATAGATACCCATTCCAGCCATCAATTTATTATTTCCGTCAACAAACAACAATTGTAAGATACCAGTTTGACCTTGTTTTGTTGCTTGTGCGAAAATATTAAAGGTTGAAGTAAAGTTTGCACTTCCCACACCCCCTACTGAATCAGCAGGTATTTCCCAACGTTGCATAGCTCCCATTGCAGAATATACCGTATCTTTATCTGGATCCGGTCCACCGTCTTGAAATCTAAGTCCGTCCTGTTTCCAAACTAGATTACCAGCGGTTAAGAGTTGGCCATTTTGAGGATTTGCTCTATCATTTGCTGTTTGAAATTTCCCATCAAAGTTGGATTTGTCACTTATTTTAGCTGGATTCAAAAGCCATTGTGATTCAACTTTTTTTGTTTCTGTTGTAACAGAATTTGTAAGATATTGTTCTTGGCTTCCCAAAGCTTCCACTCCATTTTCACTAGCTATCCCAATATAAGCATTGTCTGATGTATGAGTGAATTTAAAAGTTGGATAAGCGGGTAATGTTCCCTGATTATTAATCATAATATCTACTGATTTATCAGGTAAGACTGTTATCGAGCCAATATTTTCATCCGTAGTATTGGCATTTATGATTTTCTTAAAACTAGAACTTGGATGAACATCTTCACAATAAAAAGTGAAAGTATTTATTCCCCGAATTTGTCCTGGGTCTGGCGCTCCAATTTCTGATAATGTTCCAATATACACAAGATTTGGTTCATCATCAAATTTGATTGTTCGTTCACTACCTTGTAATAAACCTTTTAGTTGCCGATAAGCCACCGCAAATAACGATGCATCACTTGCTTCTATCTTAAATTTAACGGTCAATTCACGCCCTGGAAGACGTTTATCAATGAGTGTTTCACCATCTATTCCCGAAATGCTGTCAGCCTTATTCAAATCGTAGTTCAAAGCTTCACGGCCAGAAACTTGCAGTGTTAAATAATTTACTCCAAATTTTTTCAATTCATTTTCAGGATAAACCCCATCAAGTGAGAAAGCCTCACTTGATAGAAAAGCCGGATTATCTGATGAATCTATCGTGTCTATAAATTCATAAGGCATCAAATGTTTCCTCCTATTCTTTTTTGTCTTGTTTCAGTGGCATCATTTTTTTCTTTCACGTATTGAGCAGAACCATAACCAACCTTTTTACCATCCATGTTAGAAGTTACTTCTGCAGTAACATAAATTGGTTGATTGTAGCTATAGTTTGCATTCAATTTGCTTTCAAAATTTGCTCTGGAATCTTGTGCAAAATTTGATAATGATGACAAATCAGGAGTGACTGCATCCATCATTTTTGTGCTAACCGTTTGAAGTTTAGGAAGCATTGAAGTAGCTGCATTTAATGTTTTATTTGTAAGCTGTTTTGTAGCTCCAACAACATTTGCTGTACTTTTGGTAATACCTACAGCAACACCCGCTCCAATATACCAACCTACTTCATCTCGGAATAAACGAGAAGGTGAATGAATTTTGGCTTTGGCTTGTGCTGCTCTATTTGCTTCTGAAACTAACGCATCTGCAGCGGCTCGCACTTGACCAAGAGCGCTATACATTCCTGCTGCGAGTCCAGCACCAATCATTGCTCCTACAGATTGAAATTGTCCAGCACTCGCGGCGGCAGAATTTCTCACTGCTGAAATCATGCTCTGAACAGCTGCAGTTGCTGTTCCAGTTGAAGCAGAAATCCCTGCTGTGAACCCTTGTGCAATTTTTGAAGCCCACTCATTACCGACTGGCGCAAAGTTTCCGCCCATGCCTTTCAATGACCCAATTAATCCATTCACTGCAGCCGCAAATTGTGCCGCTTTTCCAGCAATATCTGCGCTGAAATTAAGGCCCGAAAGTTTATCAAGTCCAGCTTGAATATTTGCCACATTTACTTGAATTTCTGTTGATACAGCAGGAATGCTATTCATTGCATTAACCAAAGTTTTCAAAGAATTAACCGCATTAGTGCCATTTTGTAAGGCTGTTTGCATACCACCCCAATTAGCTATTACTGATTGAATGGTTATCCAAGCGCCATCGCTCACGATAGACATGATTGCATTCATTGTTGCAATGACGGCAGTTGAATTTACAACTACACCGCTCAATTCTTGCAGTTTATTGGCAACTGCCATCAAACTTGAAATAGGCTCTATAATTGCTTTAACATTGGCACCAATGTTTCCAGGAAGTGGGGCTGCAAAAGTACTAGAAAAACTGTTAACAATTGACTTGATAGCATTAATTGTCGCAATTACGTTGACTGAATTTACAACAATCCCATTCATTTCTTGTAATTTCTTGGCAAGTGTCATCAAATTAGAAATTGGTTCTAACATATTTTTCAAGTTCGCACCAATACTTCCTGATAATGGTGCAACAAACGTAGTAGAAAGACTGCTAACAATAGAGTTGATTGCGTTTATCGTTGCAATTACATTAACTGAATTGACGACAATTCCACTTAATTCTTGTAATTTTTTTGCGCTCGAAGTAATACTTGAAATCGGCCCATCAATACTTTTTAAAGTAGTTTCGATTCCTTGGGGAATTGGTTTTATAAATGTAGTAGAAAGTCCATCAATAATTGACTTAATCGCATTCATCGTGCTAATTACATTCACAGAATTAACAACTAGCCCACTGAACTCTTGAAGCTTTTTGGCAACCGAAGTTAAACTTGAAATAGGCTTTACTATATTAGCTATTGATGCATCAAAGCCCTTTGGAGTGGTGAAATTTAACTTAGGCAAGAAATCAATGACTGATTTAATTGCACTCATAGTAGCTATGATGTTAGTAGAATTAACCACTACTCCATTCAAACTCTGAAACTTTTTAGAAATTTGCGTTAATGGATTAACAATTTTTTCAACTGCTTGCATACTTGTTGATAAATTATCAGAAGGTGCCTCAATCTTGAAGTTTTTGAGTTTATCAAATACACTTTTTATTGACTTAAATTTTGCATCCAGTGCTTTATCATTCAAATTAGGAAGTGTCGCAATTTTTTTAGTAAGGTCAGCTACTTTAGTAAATGAACTAACTAAATTAGAAGTATCAAGTTTTCCAAAGAAAGACTTTAAGCTATCAAGAAAAGAATTGTCAAATTTCTCTGATGCAAAATCTCGAATCTTATTGAGCACATTTTTTATTTGTGTAAATTTTGAATCAAGGCCAGAGGAATCAATTGCATCCATTGCTGAAAGTTTTTTTACAAAATCTGTGATTTTTTGAAAAGATGAAATGATATTGCTTGTATCAAGCTTGCCAAAGAATGAATTGAACGAAGCATCAATATTATTTCCACCCGTTGATGATCCTTGAGCAGCATTGTTAAGGGCATTTTTTACATCTGACAGCATTTTAAACTTACTTTGCAAATCTGATGCATCAATACTTGGCATGTTATTAACCTGTTGAACAAAATCAGAAACTTTTTTGAATGTACCAATAACATTGCCAGTGTCCAACTTACCAAACCAAGAACTTACGGCTGCATCAAAATTATTTCCACCAGTAGATGAACCTCCAGCAGACTTATTAAGTGCATCCTTAACGTCAGATAACATCTTGAACTTGGACTGCAAAACAGCAGCGTTAATACTTGGCATACTGTCCAACTGCTGAACAAAATCTGATACCTTCTTGAAAGTTCCAATGATATTGCCAGTATATAAACTTGCAAAAGCTGTGCTAAATACCGCACCTATATTGCCTACTTTACCCATTTTGAATGAGGTTAACGAAGTAGCAATGTCTTGAATTTGCTTCAATTTTGGTTTGATGCTGGCTCCTGACGGAATATCCATGGAACTTAAATCTGTTGCAAATTTAGCAACCTTAGTTATTGTTGAAGCAATTGCTGAAAAACTGATACTTCCTAAAACTGCAAATGGTGCTGCAATACCACTTAAAAGTCCTGTAAATCCACCTACAGCTGATAAGCCTGACATAGCACCTAGAATCTCAACCAGTTTTGTAGCAAAGTTTTTATCAAACTTAATACCATTTACTGCTTTAATTGCAGTGGCCGAGCTTTTGGCAAATGAAGCTAATCCTTTACCAACTAATGCCATTGTTCCCGCTAGTCCAACAAATACACCAGCACCAATTGCCAAAGCTGCAGCAATAGGTGGGAATAGTTGAATTGCTCCTCCAATTACACCCATTGAAACTCCGGCTGCAAGTAAGAACACACCCATTTGTGCTAAATTCTTACCAAGTTGCCCCCAGGAAACTCTAACAGTGGACATATCTTTGAAAGCTGACGCAACTAATTTCATTGATGCACCAATAGCAATAATCACTCCCATGCTTTTGGCAATTCCGGCCCACCCTGACAGTTTCGAGGTTGCCGGGGCAGTTGGAATATCAGCTACTGCACTCGCACCTTTTCCTCCTTTAACTGCTGATAATCCTTTTAATGCAGCAGTTAAAGATTTTATAGCCGTAACGGCTTTAGCCGCCCCATTATATACAGCCAATCCTTTTTGGAAAGCAATTGATCCAGCTTTAAACGCAAGCATAGCTGTTGCAGCTGCTTTAAGCGCTCCGGCTACTTGATTGATTTGACCGGGTGACATTTTAGCAATTGCATTGGCAACTGCTTCAATTATTCCAGCAGCCTTTGAGGTTATTCCACCAAGTGAAGTTCCTAAATTTTTAAGTCCCTCCCCAGTTCCACCAGATAATGCTGCCTTAATGTTATTGATAGCTGCCCCAATCGCTGAAAATGCCGTGGATAATGAAGCTATAGCTCCAGAATCTTTAAAACCAGACCAAATTTGAGAAAATCCTTTTCCGATTTTTCCAACAAATGCCATTGCTTTATTTGCGATTTTTTCAAAATCAATTTTATTTATCGCATCAGAAAGATTAGTAACAAATGCAATTCCCTTTTGACTGACCTTGTCAAATATCGGTTGTAACTTATTTGAAAGTCCTTCCTTCAATCCATCGATTGCTTGGCCAACAGTTTTGAACTGTGTGGCCATCTTAGTGAAATTAGCATTTGTACCAGTTTTAGATACTGCATCAAAGAAATCTTGTGTGGCAATTTTTCCATCTTGGACATTTTTAACCATGTCCTTTGTACTCATACCCATGGTTTTTGCAACTGCTGCAACCCCTGCTGGTGTTTGTTCCAACATGAGTTTGAAGTCCTGCCATTGCACCATTGGTTTAGCAGCCATTTGCGTTGCTTGTTGGCTCAAAGTTTTCATGGCTTGAGTTGGTTCTGCAGAAGCAGCCGCTAATCCACCAAATCCTTTTACAAGCTGACCAGTATTCTTTATACCTACAGCTGCAAGTTGTGAATATGTAGAAGCCATATCAGACGCAGAGTAAATTGTCTGCACGGCAAATTGTTGCATGTCCTTTTTAGCAGCTTGAATATCTTTGGTAGGCATCTTGAGTTGTTCCATGTTTCCTTGGAATACTTGCCATGCTTTGCTGGATTCATCTAAATCAGATACAAGACTTCTAACTCCGGTACTGACAAGTGACAAACCTTTTGTAATTCCTGAGCCAATGACATTTGCTCCCAATACAGATTTAAATACACTGCCTGACTTTGCCGCTTTAGCTGTCAATGAATCAAGAGTACCAATGCCTGCTTTCAATGTACTTGTAAAACCTTGGTCTTTAGCACTAAGGGTAGCTGATACTGAATAACTATCTGACATTATTTTCCTCCTTTCCTTTTCTGATAAATTTTGCTGATTCGACTTTCAAACGTTTCTGCCTGTCTAGTCGTCTCAAGTTTTTGAGAATTATTATTTAAACGTTTTTCGTAATCAAAAAACTGATCAAATGTTCCAAAAACTGGTTTTGATTGCTTACCAATTTGTTTTTCAGCTTGAACTTCACGATTTAACCAAGCTTGGCGGTGTGCTGCGAAATCCTCATCTACATTTCTCAATCGCAAAGCTTCCATCATGATTCGATACTGCTTTAAAGTTAAACAATCTATTTTTTCCCAATCTGTGATTCCAAAAAAGCGGAAGCAGTTGACTGCTACCGCCTCATAGAATTCATCATCTACTGTTCCTGGTTCGCTTCCGCCACTTCCACTGCTTTCTTGAGTTGAAGAACGATTTTCTTGGTAGCATTCGCTGTCTCTAAACCCTCCATCACACTATCAAATAATTCATCCAGGTTAGTTTCTTCATTATCAAAATAACTGTCAATGATTGCTTGAGTGAGGTTTGGTTTTTGACCAGCATTTGCTGTAATCAATACAGTTGAAAGAGCCGCAACATCATCATCCAAAAGTAGTGAAACATAATATTTAAGCCCAATTTGTTGTTTTACAGCAGAACCAAACTCAATCGGAGTTTCAATTTTTTTGTTAATGTCACGTAAGAAGCGCATTCCAAAGTTTAAGCTATATGTTTTGTCGTTGATTACTAATTCCATTTTTTCTCCAAATCTTATGTTAAATTGTTACTTCTACTACTGGTTTGCTCCAAGCCGAACCTTCAATATTCGCATCATGTAAAGCTGCTGCTTTTTCAATATTTGTTATTCCACTAGGCGCGACTACACCATATGCTTGAACATAAAACGGTATTTTGTCCCCAGTGGTTGCACCAACAGGAATATCAGCCGCTGCTAGCGTAAATTTAGTAGTTTCTGAATAACCCATATATTTTGCATCGTGTGGGTCAGTTGTATTTGCATCCCCATAGTGAGTAAGGTATGCCACGGCACCAAGTGGTGCATCGTATGAAATCTCTATATCACCGTTAGATTTCTTAACCCCAGTTAAGTTCTGGGGAGCATTAGGGTGTAGCGGTTGTATCTGCAAAGACATAATCAATTTCATCTTGATTTTCTTTGCTTACTGTAACCTCACCCTTTTGAGGCTTACCATTGATAGAGAAAGTACTATCATATGTTGCAAGGTCATCAGCTTTTGCAGAAAGTTCAAACGAAGTAAGAGTTCCTTGCATGTACTTACCTTTATATTTCATAGGGCTTGCACCTACTTCCGTTGTAGGTTTTTGAAGGTTAATTTCCCAGATTTCCAGCAAATCACCATTTTGGCAAGCATCTTCTAATGTATCAATCAAATCATCAAGAGTTGATAAAATAAGTGATGCTGTAACTTCTGTTGATGCTGGTTTGGAAGTATTAACATTCCCATCTTTTGTTGCTGTAGCATCACTATCTGCGCTTAATGAGCGACCGTAGTCTGTTTGGAAAATTACAGAACTTGCTGCTTTGGTTTTACGGTCAGCATATCTACGAACCATAAATACAATATTTTTTCCTTGCACTGCCTCTGGTGTAACTGTATCAGCCATTTTTATTTCTCCTTTTATCTAAAAGTTAATGTAATAATTGCACGCCTTACATAAGGTGTGACAGTTCTATCAATGGAGTATTTTATACTAGACTCATTGACAATTAATGTGAAGCCTTTGATTTTACTCGTTTGGCTCATGATATTTTCAGCATACTTTGACAAGTTTTTTAAATCTTCTATCTCAGACCAGACATTCAAAGTAAAGTTGAATTTTTTAATTGCGCCACCAATTTTTGTGCCAATTGCAAACCAATCAGAGTCATTAAAATCGACAAATGGATAGGCTACATCTTTAAGTTGACGATAATCATAAACATTATCATTTCCAACCTGTGCCTGAGCAATCATAAATAATCTATCGTGCAAGTCTTGCCATTTTGTTTTCATTTAGCCAACTTCTCCATATCTGATTTAAATTTCTCCTTTTGACGTTCAAATGGTTCTTTCATGAAATCTTCTGCTTCCATGAAGCGAGTTCCATCAATCAAATAAGGAGCGTAGTCTTTCACAGTTCCTTGTTCAGAAGATAAGCCGCCATCTTTGTATTCTGGCATTCGAGAAGCAATATCTTGATTGATTTGTTCCATCGAATATCCTTTTTGAAAAACGACACCTTTTCTCGTGTTCCGAACTAATTCATTATGAAGTTGATCACTATTGGTTTTTACAATCTTTTTGGCTGCATCAAGCTTTAGTTTTTGCTGCAAAGCTTTTTTCAATTGGTCAGCACCTTTAATTGATACACTAGCCATTTCTAATTACCGTAAGTACTGTTGAATTCCGAGGAGTTCTGTCAGTATCTACCGTGTATTTATCTCCTTTGTACTCAATATGAGAAAAGGGGGCCTTGTATTCTCGCTGGAGCCTAATAGTGAATCGTGTGTTTTTCACGTCACCATAAGTCACTTGCTGCCTCTGAGCAGTCATTGCAGAAATATTAGCTTGTTTGGTGGTGCGGGTTTCTGTCGGCTTTGTGTAATCACCAGCTACTGGATCATACTTCCCGACTTCTTTTTCACCCACAAATACAATTGTTTCTCCGTACCTCATAAAAATTGAACCATCCCAGATTTCCCCGGAGGGTCTTCTTGACTATTCAACCAGCCATTTATTGCATCCGTATAAGGTGCTAAATCATCTGTTAAATCGTAAGCAATGCTTTCACCTTCCTGTTGGAAAGTTTTCATCCCTTCATTCCCAATTCGATTAAATCGAACGATGGAAAGTTCAACGACGATATAACTTAGCGCATCCGGAATTGATTTTTGACCAGGCAATCGGACTAATAGTGCAGACTCAGCGTTTTTGATAATTATATTCAACCGTTTATCTCGTGCTTCATCTACATCATTAAAATCAAGCATTACTTTGAGGTCATCAATAGTTGCCATTATTCAACCAATGCCAAGAGTTCCTCATTAGTGGCACTTTCGTTAAATTCGATTTCTTTACTTGTCAAGTAAGCTTTAATTTCATCTTTTTTTGATCTTGAGTTAGGTTTGGTAATTTCTGATGATTCTTCCACAACTTCATCAGTTGTTTCTGTTTCATCGTTACCGTCTTCTTGAATTTGTTCTTCAAGATTTTCGACTTCTTCCACAACTTCATCAGTTGCAGTGGCATCTTCTTTTTTTAGACGATGCCGGCGCAATAACATTCCCATTTTTTTGCTCCTTAGTTGATTGTGACAATGACTTCATCACTCCAAGCAGAGCCTAAGTGATTGTCATGCAAATCTCTTGCTTTATCAATGTCAGTTGTTCCTGTACCTTTCACGTTGAATGTTTGGACGCAAATATGGAATTTATCGCCCACAACGTGTGTTGGAACATCCGCAGCAGCTAATGTCCATGATGTCGTTTCTGTATAACCCATAAACGTCAATTGACCTTTATCACTTACATTTGCCTCGCCATAGTGTGGCACATAGGCTTTTGCGCCAGGCACTTCATCAAAATTAACAGTGATAGAGCCGTCCGTGTTCTTAACCCCAGTTAAGTTCTGGGGAGCATTAGGGCGCTTTGGTAATCAGAACCAATTTAGTAGGGTCATAGAGATATACACCGTAATGTTCGTCAGCTGTAATTACTGTTGTCTTAGTTGTGATGTCACGGTCAGTTTCAACTTGCACACCACGTTTCATAACGATGCGGAAAGCATTAGCAACTTCTTCGGTTTCAGGGTCAAAAGTTGTTTTTACTAATCCGCCTTTACCGGCTTCAATTTTATTTGAACGAAGAATATCGACACCCAAGACACGAGCAAATGCACCAGCTGTTTGCATGTTTGCTGCAACATCAGCTCCTGAATTAGCCGCAAGATATTCATCACGCAAATTAGTAGCATCAGTTCGAGATGTTACAAGGACCATATTTTGCAAGTCTTCATCAGAAAATAGGTCAATCGCTTTACGCAAATCTGCAAGGGTGATTTTACCAGCAGTTGCTGTTGTTACTTTTTGAGTAGAAGAGTCAAGCAACGTTAAGAGATCATTATCAACTTTGTCTGCTAGTGACAGTGTCAATTGGTTACCAGCTTCACCGATAGGGTCTCCAAGACCTGAAAGCATAGCTTCATCAGTAATTTCTACACCTTTTGCAGCCTTTTTAACTTTGACATCCGCAGTAGTTTTACCAAGTTGATCCATCGGAATTGCTGCACCCTCTGCAACATCTTCTGCTGGTCCAATATAATCCCATTTGGGATAAGTGATTGTGTCTCCTGGTTTACCTGCAAGTGTGTCATCAATATCTGCAAGTGCAGCAAAACGCAATTTGTTTGGTAATTTGGCTGAAATCATGTCAGCCATTACTTCTGGGATAACTACATTTGCAGTAGTCGTTTTTCCTGTTGCCATATTCTAAGCCTCCTTAAGCTTTTGATAGAGTTCTTTATCAGTTTGATAAAGCTCCATTTTTTGGGCATAATTCATTTTGCTGAATGCCTCTTTTGTGACTGGCGCATCTCCAGTATTCCGGCTTACTTTTGGCGGATTTCCTGCAAGAAGTGCCTTGGTTTTAGAATCAATCAATGCTGTCTGTTCTTTAACAGCTTCATCAATAAGCGCCAAAACTTCTTCATCATTTTCAACCATTGCCAATACTTTAGAGAAAGCTTTTGGCAAACCCTTTTCAGATAAATCAGCAGCAATTTGAGCCTGTTGCTTTTCTTGCATAAATGCTTTACGATCAGATTCAAATTTTGCACGTTCATCATCAAACTCAACTTTGGCACGCTGTTCTTTGCTCATTTTTGCAAAGTCACGTTCTCTTTGAGCTTCTTCAAATGCTTCAAGTTGTTTTTTTAACTTGTTGTTTTCTACTCGCATTTTTGCAAAGTCAGCATTCGAGGCCCCATCGTTTACCGGCTTCGCTGGTGGGTTTTCTGCTGGTGGATTAACTGGATCAGTTACTGGTGGTGTTTGCACTACTGGTGGTGTGTCTGTATTTGGTTCACTCATTTTGATTCTCCTGGTTTAAAGCTCCGCAGCTATCTAGTGACAGTTAAAGTCAGGACACTGATTGACTATTTACAGTAATTTTCGCACCAAAAAAAGGGCACTCCTATATAGTTTTGTGCCCTTTGTAAAAAAATATTTAATTAATAAAAAAATACTGACATTAAATCAGTATTTTTACTTTTTCAAATTATAAAGCCATAGTGTCCCAAATATCTTCTGGTAGTTCTTCTATCGGCTCATTACTATTGATAGCTTTGTCAATAGCAAGTTTCATGTTTTGATAACCGATCGTTTCAATGTATTCGGTAGCATCATGAACGGGGTCCCAATATCCAACGATTCTTTGTGGAAATTTGGTCTTAAAATGTTGTTCATACTTTTTTTCAAGTAAATCAAATTTATCCATTTTTCTATCCTTTCAAATACATTCCGATTATAAAATTTAGATATTCTAAATCATCGGTTATTTTCTTTCGTATCAATTCACTGCTTCTTGTAGGTTGCGAGAAAATTTTTCCATCCTCAGGCTCAAAAATACTTTCCAAGCCCATGCTTAATACCTCTGTAGCATTTTTATATGATTTACCGATGTATGGGCTGATAAAATTATCTTTCTTAGTCTTTTCACCACGACGATACCAGTATTGCAAGTCCTGCATATCTATTTCTTGCTCACCTTTAGTTCGGTATTCAACAAATTCTTTTGATAACCTCAAAGCTTCCGGATTGAAAAATTCTACGTAATGTCCAATTTCATGAAAGCTTACTGTATTGCTTCCCTTACTCAACATAATACTTACAGCATCATCTGCTATACCGCTCCGCCATGTTCTTCCTTTAAATCCAACACTACTAAAGAATCCCCTCTGTGTGTCTTTAGTATAAATGGATTTTCCATTAACAAAAGCATATTCAGCCCATTCTTTAGGGTAATAAGAAAATGCCTCAGAAACACGTCTTCTGGCTTCTTTTCCAGAACCTTTAGACCAACCATTTTTGGGAACTTCCCCACCAATTTCACGGAAATTAGAAAAGATTTTCTTTAGTTCATCCTTGTTACCAATATTTTCAGCAATATTAAACTGTTTATTTACCAGTGCTCCTAGGCTTGTCAAATCATTATGGGTAGCGGTTTTTAAATTGATACCATCCATAAATTTCTTTATTTCACTTAATGAATTACTTGCTTTTATTATACCATTATTTTTATCAGTAGCACCGTATTTTTCTAACATTCCATCAAATGACTTTTTAACTTCTTCTGCATTGTTTCCGTTATAGTCTTTCATGGCTTTATCAATAGACGCATTACCTTTTTCAAGATAATCATCAATATCAAAATCAGGAATAACTGGGATAATGGAACATCGACAATTAGGGTGCATTGGAAATAACGACTTGCCGAACTCCGCATTCTTTGTATCAAAGACTTTCCCATTCATAGGTCCACAAACATCACACGCTTTAGGTTCCGCAATCCACTCATATTCTTTATATCCAGCTTTACCTATTGCATCCTTCGCCATTTCTCCATAAACTCTGCTCGATTCTGTCCGCAATAATCTCTCGGCTTCAAATCTTGCAGAACCAAATATTCGATTTAAGTCTTTAGTCAAAGCTGTTGGGTGTTTCCCTTGAATAATCATTTGTGGAATCATTCCATCAAGCACACCTTTTAACTTATCGTTGTAGCCCCAGATTCGGTCAGAGAATGACGTTTGCTGCCAGCTACCATTGATTATTCCTTTTAGTGAGTTCTCGCTAAAATCAAGCGATTTGACGGTTCTTCCAAGTATTCCGGCTTGTCGTTCTGCTTCTTCTTTAGCTTCTCTAAGTAGTGATTCTTTGACGTGCTTATCTAAATCATCACTGCCCTTCAACATCTCCAACCCAATATCAGCTTTGAGCATTTCTAATCGATTAACTTTCATGGTCAAATTATAAAGTTTAAGCCGCTCATTTGCTTCTGCTGAAAAGTCTTTATTTTTCACATACTCTTTTGCCTTACTCTCAAATTCTTTTACATCAAATTTGCTGACAGACTTTTTAACATCCGCTAATGTCCAGCCTTGTTTTTGATTATAATATTTAGCATAGAAATTATTTATATCACGTTGAATATTTAATTGAACCTGATCATAGATTCGTTTTAACTCTTTATCATAGTTTTTTTGAGCTTCAAGAATCTTTAGCTGATTTTCTTTTTCACGCTGTCTCCAGTAGTCCCGACTATTCATCTAACTTCTCCGTATTTGCATTTGTATCAGTCATTGTTGGCAAGGTTGGTAGCTCGTCTGCCTTTTCCATCTCGTCAGCAACTTGTTTTGGATTATCAACAATTGAAAGCACACTAAGTTGAATATCTTTGGGAACAATACCTTCAAGATTTTTAGCTGTCGTAGCTTCATCAGCTATATTGTTTGGTAAGTTTCGAGTAAATTTATAGTTGAGTTTTTTCCAAGCATCTTCCGAGTACTTGTTAGTAATAGACTTAACTTTAAAAATCATTTTGTACCATTTTTTCATGGCTACTTTTAATTTTCGTTCTTTTGCTTGGGCCAAATCCTTCATGGCTTGCAATTTGTATTGTAATGAAACTCCACTGACAGCATTACCAAATTCTTTGTCATTGATATTAGCAACCATGGCAATTTGAAATATTAAATCTTGCAGTCTATTTAGCAAATTCTCTTGAGTAGTATCTCCATTAGGTTTTGTAAGGAATTCAACAACAATGCTTTTCCCGTCTGCACCTTCCATGTTGATTACTCGATTATCTCTCAATTTCTCAAGAGCATCTTTATCAAGTTCAGCACCTAGAATCTTTAAATAAGCATCTGCAAGTGCATCAACATCATTCATTTTTTCTGATAAAGTCCGATTGACTGAATCAATTAAAGTTTTGACATTTTCAAAAGCGGATTGACGTTCTTCGTTTTCCACAATCTCAATCAGTGGAATACCACCATAAGGATTTATCTTTGGTTCATCAGAAACAAACCCTGATGTATCTCCGATAAAATCAACAATTTCTTCCCTTGTTGTATATCTTCCTGAAAACTCACCGGTGGTTTGATTTGTGCTGTAATAAACTGAAAATAATGGACGTTGAAAGATAGTATCATCATAGACAACAAAAGCTTCAAGCGGTGTAGCATAAGTGATTAATGTTTCTGAGTTCTCGTCTTGAGCTAGATAAGCATAAGCTCTACCGTAAATTGAAGCAATCTTTGCAATTTCATACTCCATATCGTCCATATCGTTTTCCATTCGATAAGTATCAATAAATTCATTCACTTCCGGCTCATCACTCGTAATCTTAACGGGAACACCGATGAAATAAGAAGTGTACCTATCGACAATATACTTCGGAAAGTTGACCATAATTCTATGATCCGGCTTCCCATTCTCTTTTTGCGGCTGCGTTAATATCTTATGCTTACCAACATAATAATCATAGTCCTCTTTGAACTTATGGAGCTGTTGGCTATGAAGTGTGATAGCCTCCCGGATAAGCGACTCAGTGACATTAGTTGTTGAACTAATCATCACTTTATTTTTTAACAGTGAAATATTACTCATATTAATCCTTTCAAAATGTTTATTTTGGGTTTAGTAACTAAGGTTTCAGCAATCAAAGTGGTTGCATCGGGAGCGTCATCATTTTTATTTTTACCTTCACGTTGAAATGTATTCATTGCATTAAAGTATTCCGGCCAACGTGTTCGCCAATCACTGGGAAAATAAATAAAATTTTCAACCCAAGAAGAATTGGAAAGGATTCTTGCTTCTTTATTTGCCGTCTGCGCAAAATCTTCAAATACACATCCCGCATATCCCAAAGCTCTTGTTATCCTTTCAACTGCCCTCATGTGTCCACGACCACCGTTATTCATTTCAAATCTTGCCCTGTTTACTCTGTTCCTAATCATTTGATTAGCCTGAGCTTTTTCAGTGATTTCCATCGGCTCTTTTGTATAAAGAACATCTAAAACATAGGCCTGTTTATCTCTTGTTTCTCCGAAGACAATTGAACACAAATAATCTTTCCCTTTATCGGCAGTATCAGTAACATTCCATATCTTCACAAAATCAGGGGTTGAACCATCATAAGTTTGGAATTTCTGATAAAGTTTTCCTTTTATATCAATTGGTATTTGCTGATAGTTAGCGCTGGCAATATCAGCTCCCATAGTTTTACGTTTCCTGTCGTACTCAACTTTGCTAAGTATTTCATCACATAGCATTTTTCCGCTTTCTTCGTTGTAAACTGGGAACGATACTTTTTTTACTCGATATCCTGATTCTGGAAGTTCTTCCAATGCACGACCAGCTAAATCTCTTGAATGCCAGCGTGTCATAACTATTATTATTTTTCCGCCTGATTCTAAACGTGATAGCATGGTATTAACAAACCACTCCCAATGTTTTTCAAGAACAGCAGCATTGTTTGCTTCATCAGCATTTTTGATTACATCATCAATTACGATTAAATCAGCACCAAATCCTGTTGCAGTTCCTCCTGGGGAAGTTGCTAAATAATTCTTATATCCATTTCCTGCTAAACTCCAAAGGTTCATTGCAGAGTCTCCGTATTGAATCTTTGTTTTCGGAAATATATCGTTGTAAACAATTCTTGTATCATCAGCTTTTATTTCTTGTATTGTGTCGCGAACTCCTTTTGAAAAAACAGTTGAAAGAGTTTCATTATATGATCCAGTCATAATCTTTAATTTGGGGTTTTGGCCAAAAAGCCACTGTTCAAATTTATTTAAAGTCAACGATTTTCCATGTCTGGGAGCGGTATTTAAAACCAGTACCTCATGTTCATCATCAGTCATAAAGTTCTGCAGTTCATTACAAAACGTTTTTAAATAAGCTCTATCAGGTTTATAAAAGTTTGGCATTGTTAGTTGTGCAAAGTCCCAGAAATAACGTCTTGATAGTTCGAGCTTTGCCCCCATCGCTATACTATTCATTTTGATTCGCCAACTTTCTAAGTTCCTCTTCAGTTAAATTAGTGAAAGGATTTACAGCAACACCACCGGAAAGTTCTGTTTCTTTCTTATCTCGCCATTCTTTTGGCTTCCTGTTTTTAAGCCAGAAAATAGCTGCAGTCGTATCTGGAGCAACTGTTTTGGTGACCTTCTTAGTTACTGACATTCCTTCTTTTGTTAGTTCCTCAGTAGTCTCTACATAATCAAAGCCCATAGCACGTTTTAGCAGTGCATTTTCCACTTGAATATCAACAACTTCCTTTCCCTTTTTAAGGACGGAAGAAATAGCAGAATGATTCTTTTTCCAATCAGTGAAAGTTCGCTCAGAAACTCCTATATTTGATGCTATTTGTTTATCTGTGAGACCATCTCGGGCCCAACCCTCTATTTTTAGAAGTCCTTCTTCTGTTAACCAGTCTTTGTATTTTCCTTTTGCCATAATCTCTCCTTTCACAGATTTTTACTTATTAACAATATTTTTCCACAAAAAAAAGGGCACAGAAACCTCTTTTCGTGCCCTTTATCTTATTAACATACCTTTTTTCAATGCCAGTTCTTCAAGTATCTGGTACCTTATTTCATAAGCCTTTCTACGTTTTACTCCCAGATATACCGCTCCAATTGTTTCCCAATCAAGATGCCTGTCTTTTCCCCAAAGACATTCTTTTACAATTTCTTGTAAGTCTCCTGGCAATTCATCAAAAGCATTGTTAATATCTTTTTCTAAGTTATTGTAGTAATCCACAGATTTATTATTTTCTCGTTTTTCAGCTACTACTTTAAGAAATCCAATCCGTGGATAACTTCGCATTTCCTCCTCAAGAAAAGCCAATGTTTCTGAACTCAATTCTTGTTTTTTTCTCATTCTCTACCTCCAAAATATGCTATAATTGAGATAAAGAAAACCTATTTTGAAGCCCATTGCCGTGGGCTTTTTTGTTTTATTTAATAATCATCCCACGATACTTTACTTTTAAGGTTCTCAAGTTCTGTTTCAACATGAGCCAACTTATTTTTTAACTTTAGGTTCTCATGGCGCACTATCTTAGAATAGCTATAAACATAAGATACCCAGAACATTAGAGCAATGCCAATAATTATTAGCCAAGGGACAAGTATCATCATTACTTATCCTTTCCATCTACAATAGTACTACCTGTTCCATCAACTGTAACCCAACCAAATTTAAGTCGTGCTTCAGCTTCTTTATATTTGATAGTTTCATCTGTGATAGATTTATTTAGTGCGTCATTTGCTTTTGCTTCCTGTTCTTTTGTATAGAGTTCAGCATCAGCTTTTGTTTTAGCTACATCAGCATCTTTTTTGGCGTTAGTAAGAGCTGTTTCTGCGTCTTTTTTAGCTTTTTCGTTTGCTTGTGTTGCAGCGATAATACCATCAATTGTTTGTTGTGTAGCTTTATCTACATCAGGAACACCTAAAGTAATATCATCTAGGACATAACCTTCTTTAGAAAATCGGTCTTTAAGATCATTGATAAGCTCAGGCTCAAGATTTGAAGCTTTCCCTGTTAAAATATCAAGCAAGCTGTGCTTTACATATTCATCCCGTAAAGCGTTTTGTGTTTGAGTACGTAACCATCCGTTTTCCATAGCTTCACCAGTTACATTACCAAACTTTTTATAGATATCCACGATTTTATTCGGTTCAACGTGATAGGAAACTTTTAGTTCAACATCTACACGCTTACCATCTTTAGTCGAGGCAACAATAGGTTTTCCATTTTTCTTATCATCATTATTGAAGTCTGCCTGTACCATGCGTGTTGGATAACTTACAACATCCTTGAAGAATTCAAAATGCATTCCTGGTCCTACTGTTTTGTCAGAAGCGATTTTACCAGTCTTTGAAATAACCACCCCTTGATAGCCATTATCAACTTTTTCGATTGAAGTCAGAGCGATAGCTCCACCAATAACTATTACTGCTCCTGCTGCGATTGCTGCTTTAATTTGTGTACTATTCATATTCTTATTCCTTTCAGTTGAGTTTAGCGAGTTCCTAGCTCAGTAATTTAATTGGCTGCTGAATTAAACAGCGATGGTAATCTAAGAGATTTGTATATTTCTTTTTCCAAATCATCTTTATACATGATTCCTTTCGGAGTATAAACCATTTCTCTTGATATTGGAGCTGCCATCGGAAGACTAATGTCTCCTACAAGTGGAGCACGTAACATTCCTTTTTCCTGCTTTAATCCGCAAATTTTACAGACATCAATCAAGTAGCTATCAGTAGGCTTCCAAATATGCTCATGCTTGGTCATTCTTAGCAGAGATTGGACTGCTTTATGTAAATCTGGCGTTTCTATAATTCTTTTTACAACATTATCTACTGCGCTTATAACTCCTTTTAGCATACTAGATATTTTCTCTACAAATTCATCCGTATCGTTACACTCTAACTGATTGAGTAAATACTTAATTTCAGCATTTTTTTGTTGCATCTTTTTGATATGATTCTTTTTGGTAGTTAATCTCTGCTTTTTCCAACTTGATTTCAAATTCCATATCCTTTCTTATACTCATAGCTTAGAGTTTCATTTCTATTATTTTTCAGGCAAACATAAACATCTTCGATTATCACATCATCATCTATGCTTCTTTTAATTGCTGAAATTGTAACCGGTAAAACATGCTCGAAACTTCTTGCTTCCTTATGAATTTCAGGGGTCATCCTGCGTTTTATTCCTGGTGATATTTTCATCAAATCACCTTCTCTGTAAATTCATCTTTTCGAGCAACTTTTTTCGCAATCGTGATTGGTAAACCATAACGAGCAGCGAACATCTTTGCCTTAATTTTAAACTCAGGTAAAATCATACCTTTCACATCAATTACTTTGATTAAGTTGCCAGCATCATCGTAAAAAGTAAAATCTGGCTTGTAGTAAATTTCTCGATAAGCTTTCCCATTAAGTCTGAACTTATCTTGCAAGACAAATTTTTCTTGCATTTTCATGTTTGGCTCATGCTTATGCAACTGATAGTAGATACTTTCAGCCTTACTATCAAATGTGATGCCATCAACCGTTACTTTTTTAGCTCCGTATTTGTGGGCCATCAGTCTTCCTCCCCAAACATTTCAGCCAATACTTCGTCATGTAAATCTACATCATAAACTTCAAATGCCTCAAGTATTTTCGCTTTTGCGTACTCTTGCATTTGCTCTGCTGTGTACACTTTCCTACTTTTTTCAAAGTCCAGAGCACGTTTGTCCTGATAATCACTTGGTGAACCGTAATTTGCAAGTGTTCTGTCAGATACAATTCCAGTCCATTTATAATTATCGCTATCATAAATAGTTGTAATTTCTCCAGCCGCTTCAATCTCGTTTAGTTTCATTTTTCACCTAAAATCTTTCCACAGCGTTCAGCTAATGATTTTGCTTTTGCTGAAATCCGCATCAATTCACCAGCAAGTCTGAAAACTTCTGTTTTTCCATCTTTACGGCCTGTAGCGTTTTTAAAAATATCTTCAAATCCCATTTTTCACCTCTTCCCAGGTATCTTCTAGCCAGTCAAGTAACATGTTCGTCTGCTTCATGACCAGCGGCTGTGAATTATATTTTGTGCTCAACTCTCCAAGTGAATTTACAACCCAGTTCCAAAAATCATCATTTCCGAACCCTAATTTTATCGCCTGTGAGTTGCACTCTAAAATCCAATTTTTAACATCGTTGAAAAATTTTTCATAGTCCAAATTTTCCACCTCTATTTTCTAAGAAACTTTTTTAATTTTTCTTTTTCCTCCACCCACCCTCGCACGACTCGGTGGGTGTCAATGACTTGTCAAAATTTGCAAACCCAAAAGCAAATTTGACTTGTCTGTACACCTACACCCATCAGGTAATTATATACGTAGTATATAATTCATTGACACCCTTTTTTGACAGGTGTCAAAGTGTCAATTTTTAGTTAATTTGACAGTGTCAAAAAATATTACTTTTAGTTAATTTGACAGTTTGACAGGGGGTATCAATTTAACTAATTTTTTGACAGTTTGACAGGTTCGATAAAACTTATAATTTATTCATTATTTTCTAATTTAGTTATCCAACCTTTATCATCAATTGTCAAAGTTTCTTGTTCTTTAATCCAATTTTTTATAGTGTTCCGTGTAACTTTATCTTCAAAATATGTGACTATTTCTCCGATTCGGATTTTACCTGTCCCCTCCATATCAAGCGATTCAAAAGCAGTGTGAAGTTTTTCAGTATTCTTCTTAATTCGTTCAGCTTTCTTTTCTGCTGAGGAGCGGACATCTGCACTTTTTTTACCACCTTTTGACCATTTGTTATCATTTGCTCCAACTGGTTCAAGGTCTTTCAGAACTCCAGAATCATCGGAATAATGAAGCGGATAATTAAACCACAGATTGACTGGTTCAAACTTTGGAAACTCTCGAAGTGTTCCTTCAAGTCTCCAAGCAGTCATCAACTTCACAACTCGTTGAACTTGTTCCAATTCAAAGCCGGCAATTTCTCTTGCACGTTCATCCCCAAATGCTAAAGCCAAATGTTTTCGCATTTCAGGCGCTGACAGAAAATCATCTTGGCCAATTTCATTAAGATATTCAGGCTTTTCATCTCTGATTTTAGCTGCATAGAAGTTAGCGACTGCCCTGGCATCTTGTTGCTTTCTCAAACTGTCCGTCACTTCAAGCTCAATTAAGTCAAGAATTGCGTCAGGGTCTCGGGCAAATACTCCAGAACCAGAGCTTCGGTCCATAGAAGATTTACCGCCCTGTGCTCCTTTTGAGTGGTGGTGGCAGTAAATAACAGAAGTTCCAAGTTCTGCAGCTACTTTGTCAAAGTTATTTGTAAACTTGGCCATTTGTTCCGCATCATTTTCAGAACCTGTCAGTACTTTATAAATTGGGTCAATAATCACAGCATCAAATTTTTCTTTTTGAGCACGTCTGATCAGTTTCGGTGTCAGTTTATCCATTGGAATAGAATGACCACGCATGTTCCAAATACTAATATTCTTTAAATGATTTGGTGGAACATTCATCCCCTGGTAAATATCTTTGAATCGTTTATAAGCTGAGGGGCGGTCAAGCTCCATATTGATATAAAGGACTTTTCCACGTTCACAATTAAATCCAAACCAAGGAATCCCCTCCGCAATCGCAATACACATCTCCATCAATGCAAATGATTTACCGGCTTTTGATGGTCCGGCAATAAGCATTTTATGACCCCTACGTAAAACTCCGTCAATCAAAACTGGTGCAAGTTGTGGGTCTTCTTCAAACATATCCGCAAGACTTTCAAACTCTGGCAAGTCATCATTCAAATCCTCAATGTAAGTTTGCCATTCTTCCCAGTTCGCTTTACCAATATTTGTATCGATAAGGAATTGCTTGTGATCTCCACGAATTACACCAGGCATTCGAGATAAACGAGATGGATTTTTATTTTGACCATCAACTTCAAGGCCATTTTTATTACAAATTTTATAGAGGTATTCAACCCGCTCACGGTATTCGTTTTTGTCTTTCGCATCAACTTTTACAATGCCATGAACTGATTTCCCACCAGAATAGACAAGCGCAGCAATTGGCAATTCTAATTCACGCATGATTGCATTTTGCTTTTCAAGTCCTAAATTATCCGATTCAACTAGAGCATATTTAAACTCAGTAACATTTTCATTTTTTACCCCTTTACCATCAAGAGGATTGAAACGAATCCAAGCCCCACCAAGAGGGTCAGAATCTCCCACAATATAACTCAAGTCTTTTTCATCTTTATACTTTTCTAGTTCATTGAGTAATTCTTCTGCGGTTCTAGTATAGTTGCCTGCGCCACTGACAGAATATTTTCCGTCATCACGCAGCCAAGATTTCATGACATAGCCAATGTAGTCATCATTTTTGAAAAGCGTTTGAATATAAGTTTTAAGCTGTTCTACAGGTTTCCAATTATCATCAGGCTCTCTGATTTCTTGACCTTCAACCCAAGATTTATCAATGAACTTATAATCTCGTGCTGCGCTCACCTCATCGTCCCAGCCTAAGAATTCGTTCCCATCATACCCTTTATAAGAATTAGAAGACCAACCATTTTCTTTTGCTTTCATTGTGATAAATGCACCAGTAACTGGTGTAGCACCGTTATGGCCAAGTGAATCCCACTTTGATTCCATTTCTCGTGCATTATATCTACTGTCAGATTGTGACCAGCTGTCCCATACATCAAAGGTATAGCCCTCGAACTTCAAAGCCATTCCAACTGATACCCAGTCCAGATAATCAAGTGATGATGGTGAGATATATTCAAGGAGTGGCACTAAATCAAATTTTTCTTCCAAGCTTAAACTCCTTTATATTCTTTCGGATTAATGTCAACCGGAATTCTCCAACCATTCCCAGCAATACGGTCAATTAGACCTCGTGCTTTATTAAATTCCCAAGTCCCAACATGTTGAAAACCACGACTTTCTAAGAATCTAATTTGTTTAGGTGTAGTTAAACCTGACATTTTCCGTTTATTTAATTTATCAAGTAATACTTTAGCTTTCCCAGAGTTTTCAATTTCTTCTGGAAAGATGCCAAATTTTTCAAGTGCTGCAATTTGTTTATCAGAAGCTGGTGCCATTTCCCAACCAAAAGATGGGGCATAGTTTATCAGGTCTTCTGATTGAATAGAAAGTTCAAACTGTAGAGGGTCCACAAGTTTTCGTTTCCGTTTTTTCATCGTTGCTAATTTTTCTGCCAGTGAGTTTTCTCGGTCTTGAACTACTTCACTTTCAGCTTCCTTCGCAACTTCTTCTAAGTCAAAGAGTTGTAGCTGATCATCTTCTTCGACCTCAGCCATTTTTTCAGTCATCTTTTTGGCAATTTCATCATCTTTAGCAATCAAGTGTGCTGGATGAACTAGCTCATGACGTTCTGTGTGCCAAAGGAAATCTAAAATTAAGCAATCTTCTTTTCCTTCTGCCAAACGCAATCCACGACCAATACATTGAACATAAAGCGGACGTGATTTTGTCGGTCTCAACATAATGACACAATCTACTTCTGGTGAGTCCCAACCTTCTGTCAGTAACATTGAGTTGCACAGTACGTTATATTTCCCGTTGTCAAAGTCTTCTAAAATCTCCGCACGGTCCTTGGAATCTCCATTGACTTCTGCAGCTCTAAATCCTTTTTCATTGAGAATATCTCGAAACTTTTTAGAAGTTGCTACAAGCGGTAAAAATACAACTGTTTTTCTATTTGAACAATTCTTGACCATTTCATCTGCTATTTGATAAAGGTAAGGGTCTAATGCACTTCCAACTTCACTTGCTTTAAAGTCACCGGCTGACATTGAAACGCCAGATAAATCAATTTTTAATGGGATAGTCATTGCCTTCATTGGTGACAAGTATTTATTTTTTATCGCATCAGGCAAGGTGTATTCATAAGCGAGCGACTCAAAGAACTCACCCAGATTTTTCTTGTCTGTTCTGTCAGCAGTGGCGGTTACTCCCAAAACTTTAGCTTCACTAAAATATTCAAGGACTTTCTGATAACTACTGGCCAAAATGTGATGTGCTTCATCAACAATGATTGTGTCGTAATAATCTTGTGGGAAATCTTGTAGCCTTTTTTCTCTCATTAAAGTTTGAACACTTCCGACTGTCACGCTATAAAAAGAATTCTTTGCGGTTTGGTCAGCTTTTTCAACTGCAGCTTTCAATCCCGTTACTTTGAAAAGTTTATCTGCAGCTTGGTCAAGCAATTCGCCACGGTGGGCCATAATTAAAACCCGCTCACCTTTGCTTACTAATTGTTTTGTTAAATCTGAGAATGTCACGGTTTTACCCAATCCGGTAGGAAGAACGAGTAGCGTCTTCTTGACACCACTCGCCCATTCTTCTTGGATTCGGTCATTCGCTTCATTCTGATACGGACGGAGTTCCATTATTATCCTCCTCTAAATCAAAGCCCATTTGAGGGTTTGCTTTACCTTCTAATTCAAGTGCTTTCGTCTCAGCATTATAATAATCTTCATCACATTCAAATTTTGCTGTGATAGTATAATCTTTCTCTTTATATGAGAAGTCTTGACCGATACTTACTAACCATTGAGAGAAGCTTTTTACAGCTTCTGAAAACTCAAATTTAAATTTTCCTGTTAGATTTTTTTCTGCAATCATTTTCTATCCCCCTTTAAAAGTTGTAGCCAGCGCTATTTTGTGGTGCAGCAGTTTGTTGCGGGAATGGTGTTACATTTTGTTGAGGTGGTTGAGTTTGAGCTGGTGGTTGTTGATAATTTTGTTGTGGAGCTTGATAACCTGGTGCAGCAGTTTGTTGAGTTGGTTCAAGAAAATCTTTGATTCTATTGTTTTGAGCTGGATTCCCAGAACGGTCAGTATAGTCGTTAACAACAAGACTTGCCGCACCTTTAGCGCCTAATACAGTCCCCCAGTTCATTCTTACCTTACCTTCTGAATTTTTAGGAGCACCAATTGATGTAAAGAATTGATTAATCTTCCATTGCATTTTCTTATAAAGATAGAAGTTTTCTGTTAGTGTTGATTTTTCACCAGTAGGTGTTGTGAATTCCAATGTTACTGTCGCTTTAGGACAATTAGCAGGAATCTTGCTTTCACGGTTTGCCGGCTTCTCATAAATCCCTTTTTCAAGTCCTGTAATTGTGAAAGGATAATTACCTTCTGGCAAAAGGACAAAGGGGCTTCCTTCTTCTACTTCATCGTCCCAACCTAAAATTTGCATATCATCGTTCATGTTTAATTTCTCCTTTTATTTAGTAAGCTCTTTTAGCTTTAATTTCTGTGAATATTTTGTCCCATTGAGCAACAAGACCACCTTGAATCAAATCATCTGGATAATCTTTGACTGGCATTTCATAAGGTCTAAAGCCTTTTTCTGCTACCAATCTACGAATTTCTTCTTCTGTCACTTCATTTACTGACATCAGTTGAGCCAATTCTTTTGGTATTGCTGGATCAATGATATTTGGTTCACGTCCAAAATTGTTTTCTCGAGGTGTTTCAACCGTGGTTGCTGCAGTTACTTGTTCTTGTTGAGGTTGCTCAACTGGTGGATGCGTTTGAGCTTGTACTGGTGGAGCGACTTGTGTTTGGAAAACATGAGCAATTGCTCCAAATTCAAAGGGTAGCTTATCTGGTAATCCATGACGATTTTTAGCATCCCAAGCTGGATGATGTGTAGTGAACATGACACGTTGACCACCAGTAGCTTTTTTTGATTTGGTTTTACTGTCAGTAACAATTGTTGTTTCATAATTCGCAAACAGTAACATATCAGCCCATTCTTTAAGCAAGGGAGCACATTGTTTTGAAAGCTTCAATTGATAACGGTCAAATGCTCCCATTTCATCCGGCTTTTCAAATTTTTTAATATCCGCATGGGCTGTAATAACGACATTGATTCCAATTTCTGTCAGTTCAGATAAAAGATTGAGTAATTTCCCAAACTTCTCTTTGACCATTGTGTAGCCTTTACCATACCCAAAGTCTTCAATAGACTGTGCATTAATATCACTAGCAATAACAGCTTGATTGGCTAATGTTTCCGCCCAGTCTGCTGTATCAAGAACCAAAGTGTCACACATTTGAGTCTGCTTGATGTAGTTCGCTTCATCAATTAGCATTTGCCAGCTAGTAGGCTTATCCATCCGGTTGACATTCATGTTTGAGGTTGACCCCTCTGTATCAATGAATATTGGTGATGGAAACTGTGAAGCAAAGGTTGACTTCCCAATTCCTTCAACTCCATACAAAACTACTTTTTGAGCGGTAGCAGTTGGACCGCTTGTAATGTTAAATGCCAATTTATTTTTTCCTTCCATTCATATAATCAATAACTTTTTGAGCATTGTAAGGTGATTTAAAGCCATAACCTTGTGCATTATCTAAAAGTTCCCCATCTTCATCAATAATTTTCCATCTATTGCCTGAAAAATCATTTCCCTTTTGGGTGATTTCAGAAAATTTCATTCGTGATACTCTAGCCTTTTGCCATCTCATCATTGAATTTTTAATGATTTCAACATTGCCAGGAATGTCAAGAACTAAACTTGCTAATCCCATATTTTCTCCTTTAGATTGTTTGTAAAACTTCAAGATATTTCTTGTAATTTATGTTATATCTTTTGATGCGTTTTACCATTTCTGGTGATGGAATTCCCGTACTCAAAAGATAATTATTTTGTTTAATACGAGCTTTAATTTCTTCTACTAGCTCAGACTTTTTTTCCGGATAGAAATATAAGTCCCCACGATAGGTCACACGAATTAAGTAACATGCTCTCAAAGCACCTCTATATTTCGTGCTGTGGGGTTTATATTTTACGAAGCTGACTTCTCCAGTATCTGGATTAACTCGGCAGATTTCACGTTGAGTTCTCTTAGAATTTGTTTTTGAAACAGCTTTTCTTGATAATTCAGAGCGTGTCATTCCTATCAAATTATCTAATGAATTGTTATAAACATCTCTGTCTCGATGAACAACACATTCTGGGATATATCCATTAAAGGCTTCAAATACTAATCGTGCAACAATCTTATCGAATCTGATATCTTCCCACCAGAGCGCGACACGCACAGCAGTTTTTCCCTTCATAAGCTTTACCATTTTATTTTCGATATAGGACCAAACTCTCCCATCTTTAGTTACAGCATAGTTAGGATAGTCTGGAATTTGTTTCATTTCCATAATTCACCACCTTAAAACTGATATTTTGTCTGCTCTGGTTGAGCTGGTTGTGTTTCTATTACAGCCGATTGTTCATTTTCTTCACTGTAACCATCAGAGATGATAATAGAACACTCGTCACCAGTTGAAACTCTTGTGGCAATCGCTTGTAATTGCTCTTGTTCTAACCATTGGCCAAACTCTTTCAAAGTGTCTAAGTCCATCTGTTCTAACTTATCAATCAAGATGAAACCACATTCTGGATTAAGTTTGCGAACAATTGCGGTTGAAACTTTAAGCTGTTCAGCTCCAGACATGTTGTCCCAGCGTTGACCTTTGTAGAGAAGCTCTCCTTCTGCTACTGACAGACCCGGCAAAGGCAAATCTGCATCTTCTAACAACTGATTTTTATCTAAACGAATACGATCAATTTGAGCGCTCAAGTTATCATATTTTTCTTTTTCAATTTGAGCATCTTGTTCGGCTTTGTCTTTATCAAGATTGGCACGGACTTTGCGATTGATTTCTTCGGTATTACTGATGCTGTACTCAAGTTGCTCAGTTGACTCATCATGCAAATCAAGTGCATCTTTTTCAGCAATTTCTAGTTGTTGGTCAACTTTGGCTTTCTCTTCGATTAATCGAGCAATTTCAGAATCAAGTTGGGTTTGATGTTGTTTCAGACTATCCCTTTGCCCTCTCAGTCGCTCATTTTCAGCATTCTTAGCAAGAATAGCTTGTTGTTCCTGAATAAGTTCAGACACACTGATAAGCTCTTTTGGTGCTTCCTGAAAGTAGGTCATTTCAGCGGCAAATTTCTTTTTCTGGTCTGCAACTCGCCCTATAACCAAACGCTCATTATAAAGTTCTTGTTCTTTTTTCTCGAACTCTGCCAGCTTGTCACCAACTCCAATGATTTGAAGTAATGTTCTAGCTTTGTCAGCACTTGATGATTCCATAAATTTCGGAAGGTTGAGGGCAAATTCTTCTACAAAACTATCAAGAAGTTTTTGTCCTGCTTTTTGTCCGCTTGGATCAATGACTTTCAAATCACTGTTTTTTCCATCACGCTTGATTTCTAAACCGTTGCTCAATGATATTTGAAGATTTGGAGGAAGTACACTGCCTTCTCTATGCGGTTGGCTAGGTTTATACTTGTTACCACCCAAAGCCCATGCAATAGAATCAAGGATTGATGTTTTACCTTGCCCATTTCGTCCACCAATTACTGTCAGTCCGTTTTGTGTTGGTTCAAGTGAAACTGCTTTGACACGCTTCACATTTTCAATTTCTAATTTATTGATTTTTATCATGTTTTATTTTTCCTTTGGTTTATATTCAAAAAACTCTCCAGGAGTAATATTGAAATACTGACATAAGGATTCTAACGTTCTAAGGTCAATCCTTGCGGTTCTATGAAACTTTAAATCTGTCAGGGTAGTTCTTGATAGTCCTGTATCTTTACTAATTTCTGAGATAGAAACTTTCTGTTTATCCATCCAGTGAAATAGTTTATTTTTTATCATGTTATTCACTTTCATTTTTTGATATAATGAAGGTAGAATTTTGGGGAAATTTTCTACCAGCTCGCATTACCAGTGCGGGCTTTTTTCATTTCTGCAAAGAATGGTGATTCTTCTAACCACATTCCAAGCGATTGTTCTTTTGCGTAATGAACAAGTGATTCACTGGGTTGGGCTCGTGGCTGCTTCATAGCTCGAACACGGTCATTTGCGTTGATGATTGAACTATAAATCTCCAATTGTGCTTCAACATCTTTGCGACCATCTAACCACTGTTGGTCAGATTTATTTAAAAGTTTAATTTTGAGCATGTTTCCTCCTATTTTTTATAACTCTTATATCGAGTCGCTTCTTTCCACTCAACAAACTCTTTAAATACTTCTTTATTAATAAAGACAAGACCGTGCGTTGGATTGAGTACGCCTTTTTTAAATTCAGGTCGATCTCTCATTTCAGTAAGCCAGGCTGTTAGTGTGCCTTTTGATAAGCCTTGCCAGACTTCCATAAGGTGTTTTTTGTCGCACCATTCTGCGTCTTCTGCATTTTCAACAGGCAGATAGGTTACTTTTGCATAGGGCATATTAAATTCCTCTCTATACTAAATTCATTGGGAAAGCATCTGTAAGTTTAGCTAAAATTTCGACAGATTTTGGGCCACCATCGTTCTTATTCAAAGCATTCCGGAGTTGTTGTTCACTTACTCCATCAAGCGCAAAAGCCATAGTTTTAATTGAAATTCCTGTTTTTTTTCTATACTTTTCGATAGCTGCACGATACTTTTGTAATGCAATTTCGGTCATATTATCTCCTTTCTCAAACTAATTTCAAACAAAACATAAAGGATTTTTTGTTTTTTAATCTATTTCCTCTTGACATGTACGGTTAAATAATCTATAATTAAGGCATGTTTAAAGAGCCTAAAAAATACTTTTGAAACTTGCTGGGGAGCTGTTTGCTTTAGTATTAGTTTAGGTTTGGTTTGAAAAAATAACAAATTTCCTTTACAAGAATCATTATAGATTATTATACCGTGTTTGTCAACTGTTTTCGGTCTTTTAATCTAATTTATTTTTCTTGTACCCTCTGAAAGGTTGATACAAGTGGATTTATATGAAAAAATAAAAGAGCTTGCAGCTCAAAGAAAAGTTTCAATTAGTAGGCTTGAAGAAGAACTCGGCTTCGCTAATGCTTCGCTAAAACGCTGGAAAACTTCTAATCCTGGTGCCGATAAACTAACAAAAGTTGCTGATTATTTTAATGTCTCTGTTGATTATCTTCTTGGACGTGAAAAATCAAAAACAACTAATGAACCAGTTGATTTGAAAAAATTAATCAGTGAAAAAAAGCCTACCTCTTGGGATGACCCTAGAATAGACTGGAACGAGTGGGTTTCTTTTGATGGTGAACCGATTAGTGATGATGTTAAAAAAATGTTATTCGCAATCTATGGGGATAAGCTTACAGACTAATCGGAGGTCTCTATGAATAAACAGGAATTGATAGGGTACCTTCTTTTAGAAATGGAAAAACAAAATATTCACATTACAAGTGATGATTGTTTCCCAAAAAATGCAATGGTTAATATCAAAAGAAAGTTGATGATTTACAATCCAACTAAAATAAATGCTTTTAAAATCGCTCATGAACTTTCTCATGTAATAAATAAAGATGTATGTAGAGGGTCTGAAAACGACGCGATCAACCCACAGGAAGCGAGAGCGAATCATGAGGCAATTCTTCTTCTTTGGGAAATATTTGAAGCCAACGGGGGGAACTATGAATATTTTAATGTGTTTGTAAATACAACAGACGCACCTTTTGAACTGGCTGAATCAATAATCAAAAATGAATACTTAGAAATGCATGAAGCTATCACTGAAATTTTTGAAGACGAAATAAAAGTAAGTATTAACAAGCAAGAAATGCATGATTACATTGTAGATTATATTAGCTATTTTGATGTAATTGAAACTGTCAGCATTTACGAGTTTTTAGATCGATATCATCTAAGTCATAATTTTTATAATATGGCAAAAAACGAATTTAAGAATCTATTAGGAACTAGTTAATGAAAAATACGAGCAATATCTTGAACCTCAATAAAAGCTAGATAGGAGAATTTTATGGAAAAATTGAAATACTTATGGGATGATAATGATTGGTTAAAGGCCATTGTTATTATTATTCTATATTTGGGATTTGCTTTTTATTTAGGGCAGCTATGGATTCTTTTGTCTATCGCCGCTAGCTTCATTTGGTTAATTATTTCTAGGAAGAAGGCTAATTCAAAACGTTTGCTTCCTGCAGCTATTCTTTTGTTGGGAATAATAGCATTATTTATCCCTAACCCATTTCACAATACTGCAAAAAGTAAAACTCTTAAAGATATTCCTTCTGGATTGGTAAAGATTCCAGATATTGTCTTAAACGATAAGGAAACTGCTCAAGCATATCTTGATAAGGCTGATATAAAAGTTAATTTTATAAGCGTAACTTCTTATGATTCTGGGATTAGTCCTGGAAAAGTGAGCTTTGACAAAAATCAACCTGGCGTTAAAACATTTGATGGCTCTGAGTACAAGCTTAAAGACAAAGATGCTTGGGATGAATCATACATAAAAAAAGGTGATACTTTAATTGTGAAGGTTGCTGACAAGGACCAAGTTAGTGCACCTACCTCTTCTTCACCCGTTATACCAAATAGTTCAGTTTCAGAAAATTCCAATGATGAATCGGTCAGTGCATCAGATAACAGAGCTAGTGATGATAGTGAAGTTAAAACTTTACTATACTTGCAATCAAAGACTGTAATTCAACAAAAGCAAAATATAACCGGAATCAAAATTAATAATTCTTCAAATGACTTTGTATTTGTTGATAATGATGGTTCTGGCAAGAGTTGGCTTGTTACAGGACAGTTTAATTGGCAAGGAGAGACACATTATTTCACAATCAGTTTTCTATTCAACAAGAATATTCTTGATAAATCAGTAAACCTTGTAAACAATGCAGACCTAACCTATGATGTTGAAAAAGTGACCATTCAATAGTAAATAAAAAAATCCGTCCAAGTTTGGCGACTGGGGACGGATTAAATATCAATTACAGTAGAAAAGCCTCAAATGGAGCCCTTTTACTGTACTCAATTTTAGCAAGAAAGTGAGTAAAAATCAAATGTGGATAGAAGATTTACCAAATGGAAAGTATAAATATTTTGAAAGATATAGAGACCCACTGACTGAAAAATTAAAAAAAGTTTCAGTTACTCTCGATAAGAAAACACCAAGAGCACAGAAAACTGCACTTAAAGAATTAACTGAAAAAATAAATAAAATACTTTCTCACAATGAAGGAAGTGATATCACTTTTGTTGATTTATATGATGAATATTATAAAAACTGGTCTCCAACGGTCAAAGCCTCATCACTTCGTGGAACAACAGCAAATGATAATCGTATATTAGAGAAAATCGGTAAAAATGCAAAAGCTAGAAATGTAAACCGCCGGTTAATTCAAGATTTAGTAAATGAAATGATGGACGAGGGCTATGCCTATAGCTACTACAATGGTTTTAAAAAAAGATTTCACTCCATTCTAGATTTCGGAGTTAGGATGGGTTATCTAGAAGTAAATGAAGCCAGTTTTGTAAAAGCTCCCAAAAAAACAAAAACTTTTAATGAAGTTCAGGAAAAACGAGATAGTTATCTTGAATTAAGTGATATTAAAAAAATTCTTTCTGTTCTGAGAATAACTTCAAGAGTTGAGCATATTGCCAATTTTGTAGAATTTATGGCATATACCGGGGCTCGCTATGGTGAAACAGCTGCTCTTACAATTGATGAAATAGATTTGGAAAACGGGACAGTAACAATTAACGGCACTTATGACAGGGCATTGAAAATAAAAACCACTCCTAAGACTGAGTTCTCTTACAGAACAATAACAATCTCTGAGAACGTTAAAAATATAATCCAAGAACAACTTGAGTTATTAGAACTTCATCGTTCTTTGAAAGGTAATGATTTTAATAAAGATAACTATATTTTCTTTACTGTTAATGGCGCTGCAGTTGATTTGGACACTCTCAATGTAGTTGTAAGGAGAGCTGCAGAAAAAGTTGGAATAACAAAGCATATTACATCCCATATTTTTAGACATTCTCACATTGCTTTATTGGCTGAACTTGGAATTCCTCTAAGTGCAGCAATGGATCGAGTGGGTCATACCGACTATAAGACAACTCTTAGCATTTACTCACACGTCACAAAATCTGTTAAGATTGATATTGTTAAAAAACTAAATGAGATTAAATAAATAAATGCCTCTCAATTACAAGGGGCAATTTTTATTTACAAGGGGCACAATTACATTTTAGGGGGCACAAACACATTGTTTAATTAATCAGTATGTATCACTAATTATTTAACTTATTAATCCCTGCCCCTTAAGTGCCCCTTTGAAATTATTTTTTACAAAATTCAATCATAAAATGCTGTTGTAACAACATTTCATCATTTTACCCGATAGAACCCTCCATTGAATAAGAAATCAAACGATTTAATTCAACAGCGTATTCCATTGGCAATTCTTTGGTGAAGGGTTCAATAAAGCCCATGACAATCATGTCAGTTGCTTCTTTTTCTGTAAGTCCACGACTCATCAAATAATAGAGTTGTTCTTCTGAAATTTTTGACACTTTCGCCTCGTGTTCCAAGGCAACTTGTGAATTATGAATCTCATTGAATGGTACGGTATCTGATTTTGATAAATCATCCATCAAAATTGTGTCACATTCAATATGAGAAGCGGATTTTTTAGAATTTTTTCCAAAAGTAACTTGTCCACGGTAATTGACTGCTCCACCATTTTTGGCAATAGACTTAGAAATGATTGAACTTGAAGTATTTGGTGCGTTATGAATCATTTTAGCACCTGTGTCTTGATTTTGGTTTGCTCCAGCAAAAGCGATTGAAAGCATTGTTCCCCGCGCTCCTGGTCCATTCAAATGAACGGCTGGGTATTTCATGGATACTTTTGAACCTAAGTTTCCGTCAATCCATTCAACCGTCGCATTTTTTTCTGCAGCAGCACGTTTGGTAACCAGATTATAGACGTTATCTGACCAGTTTTGAATAGTAGAGTAGCGCATATAACCACCCTCTTCAACAAAGATTTCAACCACTGCTGCATGAAGTGAACTTGCAGAGTAAGTTGGTGCAGTACATCCTTCAACGTACTGAATAGACGCCCCTTCTTCAACAATAATCAATGTCCGCTCAAACTGTCCTGATTTTTCGTTGTTAATACGGAAATAGGCTTGAATCGGAATCTCACATTTGACTCCTTTAGGAACATAGACAAATGACCCACCAGACCAAACGGCAGAATTTAAGGCCGCCAATTTGTTATCCGTTGGTGGCACCAGTTTACTGAAATATTTTTTGAAAATTTCTGGATAGTCACGTAATCCTGAATCAGTGTCAGTGAAAATAATTCCTAATTTTTCAAATTCATCTTTCATATTATGGTAAACAACTTCTGATTCATATTGAGCAGAAGCTCCTGCCAAATATGAACGTTCAGCTTCTGGAATACCAATTTTTTCAAAAGTGTCTTTGATTTCTTGAGGAACGTCTTCCCAAGAACGCGCAGCTTTTGCTGATGGTTTTTGATAATAAACAATATCATTAAAATCAATACCAGAAAGATCTGGGCCCCATTTTGGCATGTCCAATTTTTTAAAAGCTTCAAAAGATTTCAGACGAAACTCTAACATCCACTCAGGTTCATTTTTTGTTTCAGAAATTTCGCGAATGACTTCTTCGGTCAAACCTAAACCTGTTGTGAATTCAAGTTCTGCATTATCGTGAAATCCAAATTTATATTCTTCGAGGTCTTTGACGACTTCTTGTGTACTATTTTCTGTCAT